CCCCTGTTGTGTGTGTAAACCTTTGGTGTACAATGATGCCATCAGCAACGGAGAATGATGATGAGTAATTTTTGGAACTGGTTAGAGAATCGCATCAATGACTACGAGGTCGCTCGTCAACGCGGCGTCAAGGCTTATGACACTCGAATCAAGCGTATAGCGGCGGAATACAACGAGGATTTGGAGCCAGTGTATTCTGAGAAGTCTGGTCGGTTACACGCGCCTTGCGACGGTTACGTTTGGAATTGGTGGGAGGGAGACAGCGAGTTTGAAGGCGAATATCTAGCGGGCCAGTATCTTCCGTTTCCGAAAGAGCGCGAAAGCATCACCAGAGGTGAATTCACGGGTAAGACCGAGTTTAAAGTGCCTGTTGATCGCGCCGACAAGTTCATGTCGCAGTGGCAGGAGTTGCCAGCGGCGACCCGTCAGATCGTCTGCATTCATCAGTCTAGGGAGTTCAATGACAAGGGCCGATATGGCTTACAGGGCAAGCCAATGCGCTTCTTGACCATCTCTAAATGCCCCGAAGACATCTGTGATGCAATCGAAGAAAAGCTGATCGGTGATCTGGTTAGGTTGCAGAAGTATGCTCAAGAGCAGACGGAATCTGAACGCGAAAAGCGTGACGCTGCCCATGAAGCTGGAGAGGATGCACCAGATGGACGCATTGTTATCACTGGAACCGTGTTAGCGTTCAAATTGCAGTCATCGCAGTTTGGGGACGTTCTCAAAATGTTGGTACAAGATGATCGAGGCTTTCGGGTGTGGGGTTCCGTACCTTCTTCCCTCCACGATGCAGAGCGTGAAAGCCGAATCACCTTTACCGCCACACTTACAGCGTCAGACAAAGACGCAAAGTTTGGGTTTTTCAAGCGACCCACGAAAGCCGAAATCATCACGAAGGAAAAGGCCGCGTAAGCGGCCCAAGGGGATAGCAATGAAAGTACGAATAGACTTCACGATTGACGTTGACCCCAAGGTCATCCGCGCCTACATGGATGAACTCGGCACTGAAGAAACAATGAAAGAGTTTCTCGTAACGTGGTGCTCTGCCGCTGGCTCTGACACGCTCGACAATAGTTTGAGTAACGCCTTGAACGAATACCACACCACGCACATTGTGCGGCAAGACATTTAGGGGATCACATGAAACTACGTTACCCACTCGCCCTTTTGCTGGTTGTCCTGATCTCTTGCGTATCAGAGACAGACTACCAAGACGCGCTGCACGAAGAAGCCATCTATATCCAATCAGTCTGTGATGGTGTCCACGGGGACTATCTCAACCTTCGGCCTGCTTGCTAACCAGCCAGACGTTCTCTCTCGCCTGATCCTCTGGCTTCTCTGCTGGGGGATTGGGTTCTGGGCCTTCCTCGTACAGATCAGAGATGATTATCGTGACTTGCGAGTTGTTGTCCATGTCTTCAATCACTATTGTCGGCACCAAACCTCTCCTCGATGAAGCGTTCACGTTGCACGAGTGTAGCAAGATCTCGGCAGGCTTCCTCAAGAACTTGGATGTCTTTTGTCACCCCGTATTCCGTGACAAGCTGAACCACCCTCCCACTCAGGTAGTTCAGTTGGTTTGCGATGATGTACTCCGTAGCGTCGATCTCTTTCATCATTCAAAGTCTACCCGATGAATGTCCCCGCGCCACTCGTATTCTCCAGCTTTGTGTCGGCCATGAACCCGCACGAATTCCGGCTGCAACAGAAAGTTGTTCTTGATCGACAGCACCGCGAACCCTGAAGACCAGTTCTTGGGCGAGTCCTCTGCGTAATCAAACGTGGGTTGGTTAGGTTCTGCCATCGTGCCCAGTTGAATGCCCAGTCTTGTGCCGGTGTAGTCGCTGAATGGCTTGGCTTCTTGGTGATGGGTGTGGCCTGAGACAGTATGCGTTCCAGACATCAACGTGGTTCTGTGGCCCCCAGTGATACCTGCGCCGATTGGCTTGTGCCGGATCATGATTGGTCGCTCTGCACCTTCAACCCACAGGCTTGTGGAGAATATCCAAGCTGGGAACTGCTCCCGCAGGCTGAATCCAGTCACCCCTTTGTACATGGGCAAAGCGTCAGCCAGCTTCATGTCAAACCGAGAGTCGTGGTTGCCCATCACCCAGTAGCGTTTTGAACTGGGCGAAGCCTTTTCGATTTCTTCCAGCCGTTTGTGTACAGCGTTCAACTCATCCTGCACTGTCGGCCTCTCCTCCCACCCTAACGGAGCGTGTCGGCTAATGCTTGCGCCATCCAACAGATCGCCATTCAAGACAATAACATCAGGCTGAAGCTGTTTGGCCAGTTCAACGAAGGCGAGGTGTGCAGTCGTTACGGTGTTGATCTCATAGTGAGCGTCAGATCCGACAAGGATGGTCAGATCCTTCTCGACCTTCAGAACCTGACGGACTGACGGTCTTGGCTTCTTGTCCTTCGACAAGTGTGCTGGCACCGAGATAGTCATGCCCAGCGCCTCTTCCGCCCTCCTCCGTCGATGGAATACGTTTCTGACACCTACCCCGTATCGGTCTGCCATCCCCTGAGCGCCGATTGAAGAGAACTCATTCGCGAATACCTGATCGTCTACTGGCAGCTTGGCTCGAGCCATGTAATCCTCCACGCCTTGCGTAGTTGTTGCAGACGTGTGCGAACACCTGCCGTTTTAGCCCCTCATCAGATTCTTTTTTGTTTTCCGCGTCCCAGACTTGCTTCATCGCAGCGTCCATAGCCTTGACCATGTCCTGTGCAACAGCCCGTGGGGATCTCATCTGCGCTCACCCAACCGACGCTCGTGCGCTTTGATTTGTTCTTCCCAGTCGGCAATCATCTCGCGGTAGTCTGCCGCGTAGAATTTGATCGGGTCTTTCTTGGTTGAAAGCATGTGCTCTACTGCGTCTTTGCCATACCAATCTATCATCCAGATCGTATATTGCGCCTCTGCGCTGCCGTGTTTCATCCCGAACCCGTTACAGCCTCGGCACTGGGGGTGAACGTTCTGTTCCTCTAGCGCCCATCTGGACGATGACCCCTTCGGTATAAAGTGACCGCCGTCCATCTCTTTGTAGTGCTGAATCTTGCCACAAGACACGCAAGCAGCGAATCCCGAGTCATCAGCCGCGCTGATTCTGGCAAGTTTTTGTAACGTCTTCAATGCCTTGGCGCGAAGTGTTGCGCTTGTAGGTTTCTTTGCCATCAGACAATACGGCGTTGGTTAGCCTGCTTCGTGCGCTCTGCGTCGAACATCAACTGCCCGAGCATGATCTGCTTCTTCAGTTTCTCAGCCATCAAGCTGGCTTGTTGAACTGCTCGATAGTGGCTGGCCCACTCTCCCGTTGATCTTGTTTCTGTTTGTGCTTTAGCCGCGCTGCTGCCTGCATCCATGTGCGCCTTCTGCTGCATCGCTTCAAAAGACTTGAAATTAGTCTCCGCCTCGATTGCTTCCCGACTCGCCCCCTCCCACTGATTAATTCGCTCACTAAGCCTCGTCAGTATCAGATCCATTCTATCCATGACTCTCTCCCTCTTTCGTTTAGACATAAGGTGACATTTAGTAGGGTTTGGTGGCCCCTACCAATCTTTGTCTCTATCACTATGCTGTATTTCCACTCGACCACTTCCACGCTGGCCCAGACGTTGCCCACCTCCCATACCCATATATCAACTGGGGGGGAGGGTTTTGCCACCATTAACGAGTGTTCCGTTTCGCGCTCCTACTAATGCGCGCAGCCTCTAGCAAATTGTCTTTGGTCATTTCGTCCAACCGGTTAACCACCGGCACCCTGTCGGGCCTCTGCTGCTTTCGGTGCAAGACATACCGTAAAAAAAGGGCCAGCCCCTCACAACAACGGGGGAGGAGGAGAGGAGGAGGGACTGACCGCTAGCCTTGCAGGATGAATTCTTCATCAAATACATCCGGCCTGATTTTTTCTCTGGGAACCCCCGTTACCTTCTCCAACTTTATCACATGAGTGGCAGGAACCTCGACGGTTTTCCACTTGTTGATCAGTTGGCGAGATACCCCCACCCTCTGCGCCAGACCAGCTTGATTGGTTCCAGCGCCATCCAGTAATTCTTGAAATAGTTGTGCATTCATAAGATGACAGTACCCGTTCTGTTTACTTGCGTCAACCATCAGGGGATTAAAATAATTTATTTTATTTGTATCTTTGTTGTTGACATGTGTATCGGTATCGGTGACAATGGCTTCAACAACAACGGAGAACGAACCATGAAATTTGAAATCGGAAACACCTACACCACTCGAAGCGCCTGCGATCACAACACCATCGTAACCGCTGAAATCCTAAAGCGATCCGCCAAGTTCGTGACAGTCAAAACGCAGATGGAAGAAGCAAAGCGTTGCGGCATCCTTGTCATCGACGGCGTTGAAACAATAAAGCCTTGGGGTTCCTTCTCCATGTGCCCAATCATCCGAGCCGCGTAAGCGGCCAAGGAGGAATCATGATCGTACCTGATCGACCAATTGAATCTGACCCACGCTTCCAAGCGATGTGGGGTGATGCTGACCTTTGCCCGAACTGCGAAACCGAACTGCGTGATCTGCACGATGATGGCCACGCCTTCCTTGTCTGCCCAGTATGTGATCTGGGCGAACCAAAGAACAACGATGTCAGCTTCAAGCTCACATTTTACGGCATGACCGAGTGCCAAGGCTTCGAGAACGGCATCATTGACGAGTCTCGCGCTGAAATGTGGGAAACCCAGAAGTGGTGGGAAGACAACCTGCACTGGACGATTGCCGAGTACAAAGACGAAAAGTACATCCCTGCCGACATCAAAGACGGCAACGAATCAGGCCAGTGGTTCATCTACGCTCGTGGCTATCAGATAGCCTGCATTGTGGAGGTGCCCAATGGGTAGAGTAAAATCTCAAATGTTTGAAGACTTCTTGGGGCCAGACGATGAACTGGTCGCCAAACCAATCTCGCAGGTTGTGGACAACATCCGCGATTGCGACTTACCACTGAACTCGCTAGAGCGTTTTCAGTACATGCAAAACCAAATGAAGGAACTGATGAATGGAATCAAAACCAACACTGATTGATGCCTTGGTGAAGGCCCAGTCAGAAATGTCCCACGCGGCATTTGACCAAACCAACCCACACTTCAAATCGAAGTTCGCTTCGCTGAAGTCGGTGATCGACGCGGTAAAGCCCGCGCTCAATGCGAACAGTATCGCCTTTGTGCAGAAGTCGGTACCGATGGAAGCTGGCATTGCAGTCGAGACTGTCTTCTACGGTCACGGTGAAGAACTAGCCACTGGGCCGGTTCCCGTACCTGTAGACCGTGAGAATGCCCAAGGCTTTGGATCGGCTCTGACATACGCGAAACGCTATTCCCTCGCTATGGCCTGCGGTGTTGCTGCAGACCAAGATGATGACGGCAACGCGGCCACAAAAAATTCAACAGGCCGAAAGCCTCAATCAGTGGCCAAGATTGTGATTGAAGAGACAGGCATGGTTGTTGACCAAAACAAACGCACCCAGTATTCGACCGCTTTGATTAACTGCGTGAAAAGTCAAGACGATGCTGGCGTAAACGAACTGATTGAAGAACTAAACGGCTACAAGGACGATGACGCAATGAAAACCTGCGTTTGGGATGACTTGCCAAGCCATGTGAAAAGTTACATAACCAAATTGACAGGTGGGAAGCAATGAAGCCAAAAAGAGGATTCGCAAGGGACATTTACGAAATAGTGCAGGCTGACGGGCCGCTGGCCTATAACGGCATCCACAAGCGCCTGCGGGAGCGCAAAGTTCGTATGTCGAAGCATCAGGTACAACGTTGCTTGATAAACATGCAGCAGCGCAAGCAGTTGGTCAGGTCGGAACAGAATTTCAACAAGTTTGTCGTCGTTGAGAACAAAAACGCCGTAGAACGTGCAGAAACGCCCGACCCTATACAATCACCCTCCCTTGTGGAGAAAACGCCAGAGAGCGTCGAAATAACGCCCACAGAGGGCTTATCTCAGCTTGATTCAAGCACGATCACACTGATCGCAGCAATCGCGGCAGGAACAGCCGCACTCACCACCATAATTTTGAGGTTCGTATGACAGAGAAAGAATTTGCAAAAGGCTTGTACGTCAAGCCAAAGAAAGAAAACGCGCCAGACTGGGTCAAGTTTGGGATGAGCATCAAGCGCGAAGAAGCGATTCAGTGGCTGCAAAGTCAGACGGATGAATGGATCAACACCGAAATCAAAGAGGGGAAATCGGGTAAGTGGTACGCTGAAGTCTGGAAGCCAGACCCAAGCAAGGCTCGCGCAGCTAGTCCACAGCAAAACCACACCCCACCCTCTGCTGCACCACAGGACGATTTCGCAGACGATATTCCATTTTGATGTAGTATTGCCAAGCGGGTGATTCGGGCAGGCGAGCGGCAGCGTCAGCCCCCCGTTAGGGCATGAGAAACAGGTCGTTTGTTCGCGGCCCGCGACATTCACCGCAAAAGCGATCAACTGCCGCATTCAAATAGGAAATTTAACCTGCTGAAATATCCTACCAATCAGGGGAAAAATATGGATAAACACGACTTCACAGCACTCTATGACCAGTGGTTTGCTCTGCATCCGTTCAAGAAACGGGACTGGGTGGAATTGGGCAAGGTTCACTATCAGGCGTTCTCCAGAGAAAGCGTGGCCTTGATGACTGAAGCGTTGGGGCAATTGACTGAGGAGATAGACAACTTCCCCTCACCCAAACAGATAAGGGCAAAGCTAAACCAGCTTTCTAGCAGCAAGACCGAAGGGGGAGAGGTTAAGACCAACGTAACCTCACACAATGAAACCTTAGCCACTCGGCTTTGCGAGCACCTGTACGGAATAACGTACAACGGTAAAGCCGTGAAGCGGCCCAGTGACGTACCAAACTGGGTGGTAAACGTGGTTAACGAGGCTAACCAACGCCTTCCAGAAGATTGCCCAATCAATATCAGGCTAGCAAGAGTCGGTTTAGCAGTAGCTCAGGGGGAACGATGAACGAAGCCGTCAAGAAATTTCTTGAAGAAGGGGGCCAGATCACTCAAATTCCGTTTGGCGTACCACGCGACATGCAAGTTTGCATGAACTGCAAAGGGTTGTTTGAGACAAAGCAACTGACCAAAGGGATAACGAGACGATGCCAGAAGTGTCATCAAAGGCATACGAGCTTCAAGGAGCGCCGGTAGACATGTTTTATCGTGCGATCAAGGCGCAGGAAAAGCTGCAAAGACAGTATTTGGATTATCGGTTAGCTAACGTCAGCGCCCCATTCAGCGAAGCGACAAAGCGGCAGATATGGGAGTGGCAGCGAGCGGGGAAGACCACTCGGTGGATAGCAGACGAGTTAGGTGTTACGAGGTACAAAATACATTTGCTGGTGAAGCGAACATCGTGGCCCGCTCCCACCAACTTGGCTTAATGTTCCACGTGGAACTATTCTTCGGCCTCTTCGGGTTCCATCTCAGCCTTGATTTGCTGGGCGTGGAACCTGATGGACTGCTCGGCTTCCTGCTGGCGCAAGATTAGCTCAACAATCTCTGCTCTCAGTTTCATTATTCTACCTGCCCTGATCTTCGCGTCTTCACTCAGGTCTTCTTCAGTGTATTCAACATCATCAATCGTGATCATTCGATTCTCCTAGTCTTTTATTAGTACGGCTTCCACGAAAACCGCAGCCTCGTTGGTGCTGCTGCTGGATTTTGCTTGGAATTCAAAATCAGTCTTTTCCGCTATCTTGAACGGCACCTGACGGTCGTATGATACCTGACTGACTGCAAATGTCGCCTCTGCAACGTGCAGCACTCTCCCTGTGTGGGTGGCTAGTTTGTTTCTCACTGTCAGGTACTTGTTACCATTGGTTGTGGCGCTGTTGAAGTCTATTCGGAAAATGTAAAGCGAGTGCCCCGCGGGTACGGTGTAGATGCAAGCCTGCGTGGTTCCGATGCTGGTGCCAATGAAAGCGTAGGTGGTTCCACCATTGCTGACAGATATGTCACCCGCGTTCTGTCCACTGAGTATGATCGCTGAATTGATGCGTAGAAAGCTGGCAGACGTTGTGACCGCTGACGTACCTGTGAGGGTAACTGTCTCGCTGATCTCGTTGTAGTTCGCGTCAAGACCGCTCACCAGAACGTCCATCGTGTCGCTTGTACTGGTTGAAACCAAGTCCATAGCAACAGCAGAGGAAGGGAATACATACGCTGCACCGTCGTTCCAAAGCGTCTCAAACGACGTTCCTACTAGGGTGTTGAAGCCAAAGATATTGACTGCTCGCTGATCCCACATTTTGCCTTGTGCAACGTCAAACAGAAGGTGAGGAGTGGGGCGCTGTTGGTGATACTGATACATGGTTTGTCCTCAGATGTTGTAGGCCAGCCAGACCGCAAGCAATATCCCGACGATCATGATTAAGATGTAGCCCACCAGACCACCAATCCGATTGCTATGGGAACCAGTCCAAGCACGATAGCGATGGCGATCAGTATCTCGATCATCTGCTTGCGCTGTTTACGCTTGAGTGCCTCTAGGCGTTTGATTTCTTCCTGCCGCGCCCTTCTCGCTTCCGCCATCTTCTTCTGCATGTCATCCCAGAGATCCATGCGATTGGTGGCTAGGAACACGTCCTTGATGTTCTGACGCGATTGGCGAACCATCTCCTCTGCCATGACAGCTTTGGCAGCTTCGGCCTCGCTCATGGTTCTGGTGCTGTTCTTGGCTCGCTGCAGGTCGAACTCTGCCGCGCCCATTCTTCCGATAAACACCCCAAGAGACTCGATGTTGTTAGCCGCTCCCGCAGCCATTTCCAAGGCTTTGCAGGCAGTAGTCACCGCTGCAACAGCCTCAATGATCATTGTATTGCCACGAACAACGGGATCAGAATTGACGAGATGATGAGCAGGTAAAGGCCGACCACAAGGTTATCCAGCCGGTCGAATCGCTTCTCGCCCTGCTCCAACCTGCGCTCAATCTCACGATAGCGAATCTCGCATTTCTCCTCGTGACTTGTCAGCCTTTCATCAGGAGTCATTACCAAGGAACTCCATCAGCGGTGGCGGGAGTGATCTGCCCGTCTATTTGAGCTTGCAGGCTGTCTTCGATGTTGGTCTTCCAGTTATCACTCTGACCCCACACCCACCCAAGTACTTCTGACTCAGTCAAATCTTCATAGGCGATGTAGCCTTCAGCAGACGGGTCTGGCGTGAAGCCTGCGGTTCCATAAGACGTGGCGTGGAAGGTGATTGCGTCATCACCAGAGCCTTGCGTCTGCTCTGCGTTGCAGCGCCAGTGAGCCACAATGACCCCGCCCGCTAAGTCACCAAGCAGGTCGCGCTCGAGGGTTGAGATCGTCCATGTAAAAGTAGCCATTAGTTATTCTCCAGCTGTGTCACGCGAGCGCGTAGTGATTGTATTTCTTTAACAAGCATTGGGACTAGCTTTGAGTAGTCCACGCCCATCATTTCATCAGGGTCTTCGGGTGCTGATACTGCTTCAGGCGCAACAGTCGTTAGCTCCTGTGCCACCATGCCGAAGCGTTGATGTGAACCGTCTGCCTTCCAATCGAACTGACGCACTTGAATAGCGTCAATTAGTGCGCCAGCGTCTTCTGCTTCTGCGTCTTGGATGTTGTCTTTAAGGCGTTGGTCAGAAGATTGGACGATTGATATACCAGAGCCTGACATTGATATTGAACCTACCGTGCCATTCGGATTTGTAAAAAGAATACCAGTACGGCTAGATGTGGAGTCTGCTGCTACATTTATAGCGGCTCTGTTTCCGTCATTTAAGACAATAATCTCACCACCTGAAGAATTTACTGTTGAGCTAGTTGTATTTCGTAGCAAACAACCATTGGGGTCAATACGCATTGATTCTTCCCACGAAATGCTTGAATCAGCTGATCCGCTTGCAGCACTAAACCAACGATGTGTCCCGCCTGTCTGCTCATAGGAGTGAGCGTAGCCAGTTCCAATGCGCTTATAAGCGCCATCGTAGTAAGCGTTACTAAACACTCGAGCGTTATCGCCGCCTGAAGTTATTAAAGATGCAACACCAACTTGTAAGACTTCAGTAAATGCAGAATGCCATGCTTCTGGAACAACACCAATACCCACGTTCCCTAATGAGTCAATACGCATGCGTTCTTGAGGATCAGTGTCGCTTGCACCGCCACCATTTGTATAAAAACTTAATCCTGCTTTGAATCCTGCATCCCCACCGCCTGAATTTGAAGATGTAGCCTCCATCACTGTATTGATGCTTGCGTAGTTTCTTACAGCGTTTCCGTAATCCCTACCAATAAAATTAATACCGAAACCAAACCCAGAATATGGGTACGCCACAGTGGTGCCGCCGTCAAGGGTTACATTAGAGACAATGGTATTTCTGCTTGAACTATTACCTGTTACTTGAAGTTTCGTGCTAGGCGAAGTAGTACCAATACCCGCGTTACCTGCGCTGGTTATACGGAGGCGTTCTGTATTGTCAGTAAACAGAGCCAAGTTCTTACTTGAATCGTATCCAATATATCCGCTGTCACCGTCTGCTTGACCATTTGAAGAAAGCTGGACGTAGACTTGCGAACCTCCAGCTTCAAACTTTCCTGCTGTGGAGATTCCACTTGCTCCAAGGCTATGGAAAGTTCTTGAAGGGCTGCTAGTCCCAATACCCAAAGACTCCGCAGACGCATCCCAGAACAACTTAGGCGTTGTGCCTGTGTCCTCGTAGAAGCTGATGTCTCCGTTAGAGGCTATAGTCTGTCTTTTAAGTAATGAAGTATCGTCTGATGTAAATAAGTTTAACTCACTACCATATGACGAAAACTTTGGGCCAAATGCTTTTACATTTACTGACGATAGGTCACTGGCATAACTGCCATCAATAGCTAATCCAGAGCCAAAGCTAGAGTTTACACTTGGAGTATTTATAATTAGACCAGTTCCAGTCCCTATTGCGCCTACCTTTGCCCCTGCTGTAGAAACTGGTAACCATGAAAAGCCTGTGGTGCTGTCAACAGTAAGCCCATCCATCGTGGCTGTGCCGGTAAACGTAGGCGATGCCAGAGGTGCCTTGGTGTTTATCTGTGTCTGGATGGCTGAAGTCACGCCGTCAACGTAGTTCAGTTCTGCAGTGGTAGCTGTAACTCCGTCCAACAGGTTCAGTTCAGTACCTGTCGCAGTGATAGCTGTAGAACCGAGAGTGAGGGTGGTAATCGTCAACGCGCTAACCGTGTTACCTGTTAACGCAGCGTTCAAGCTGGTGTCTGACACGTTGTTGAGATCCGCTCGCGCCATCTCGAACCCACCCGCCGTGGAGCCGTCGTTGACATGGACGGAATCGTTGGTCGTGTTTACGACTATCTCGCCCTCTGCCCCTGTGAATGCGGCTACCTGTGAGTTGGTGCCACGTCTTATCTGTAATTGTGTAGCCATCTTATGCCTCTGGTGGTTCTGGGAACGTCACATCTTCTAATGACGCTGCATCCGCAAATGTTTGTGGTAGTTCTCTGAGCGCCTGACGATAGGTCGCCCACTCCCCCTTCTTCTCGTCAGAGAGAGGAGAGTCTGGCATCTGCGTCCAATCGCTTGTCTGCAATCGGTAGTCCCGCGTCAGCCTAATGTTTTCCAGTATCTCGTCGCTATCGGTTATCTGGACGATCATGTCATCGCTCATCGCTTTGTCTCCAAAACATAGAGGAATGCATCAAGATAGTTCTGGAATTCATCGTTCAACCCAGCTTCGAGTGTGTAGGTGACTGATCCGCTAGATGCGCCAGTGTCAATGAACCCAATCGGCACACTGATCCCTTCAGGGGATGGTCTGACAGCAAACGTCGCAGAGGTGAATAGCACCGTAGAGCCACGCTTTATTCTAAACTGACACAAGCACTGGTCGTTATGACTTCTGACCATAAACTTGCCGCCAATCTGCGCCGTTGCACCTGTGCCGGTGTATGTCACTGAAGCTATCGAATTAAAGATTCTAAAACTGCTGTTGCCTGAGAACGTCTGAGTGCCGGTGTTCAGGTCTTGTGCGATCTGTGTGACAGCGTTACCGGCTAGCTGTGTCGTGTTCACACCGCCCGACTTGATGATTAGATTGCCCAGCGAATCGGTGTCCATCGTGACGTTGTCGATGCTTAATCGGCTCGCACTAAGGGTGCCGGTTGAAATGTTGTTAGCATTCAGGTTTGAGATCGTCACCTGAGCGGCGTTGATTGACCCCGCAGTGACCGTTCCCAAGTTTGCACTGATAGCCGCCAGATTCGACACGTTGAGCTTTGATGCCTCAATGGTCGATGCTGCGATCTTCCCGCCCGTTATCGCATTCGACTGAATGTTCTGTGACTGGATGAACTCAAATGTACCAATCGCAGCGACTACCGCAGCCGTGGTGATGGATGAGCTTTGAATCGCACCGATTACCGCAGAATCAGCAAATATCTGAGACGTGTTCAGTTGGGTTGTGGTAATCGTATTAGCTGCGATCTCCGATGCCGTCACCGCGTTTGTTGCAATGGCATTTGCAGTCACGGAATCCGCTGCCAGCTTGACTGCACTGATAGCGCCACTGGCAATCTTATCCGCGACCACGGCTCCGGCCTGAATGGATGCTGTCGAGATCTGACCCGCCGTGAGGCTTGATGCTTGCACTTGTCCGAAGACCTGCGTGGCGAGGTTCACTTGGTCATCAAGGTCTGCTGCTGAGATGGCAGAAGTCCACGAGGTTCCGCTGTACCTGTAGAGCTTGTTATCGGTTGTCAGCATAACCACTCGCCCAGTGGTCAGGTTGGTAGTCGGTAAAGTACCCACCCTCTCTATTGGTCGAACCGTGTCACTAAAGAGGTTCTCGCCCAATGTGCCAGACAGGTC